TGCCAAAACCCGATCCGGACCACGGATAGGCCGCGATAAAAGGCGTGCCCTCGTGCGCAACAGCTATAGCGTCCCCAGACGGCGAGAAGGCAACACCTCGCCCCGTACTGGCGGGCGTCGTTCCGGGGTTACTGAACTTCGCTCCGAAACCAGACGACGACCACGGGTATGCAGATACGAAAGGACTACTCGCATGCGCAACAGCGATAGCGTCCCCAGACGGCGAGAACGCAACGCCTCGCCCCGTACTGGCGGGCGTCGTTCCGGGGTTTGCAAACTTGGTGCCAAAACCAGAAGACGACCACTGATGCGCGAATATGAACGGAGAACTGGAGCCAACTACTGCGATGGCGTCCCCGAGCGGCGAGAACGCAACGCCATTTCCAGCAACGAAAGTTGCAGGAGAAGGGTCGGTAAATTTTGTTCCGAATCCAGCCCCAGACCAAGGATAGGCACTGACATAAGGAAAACCAGAATGGGCGACTGCAACGGCATCCCCAGACGGAGAGAAGGCAACGCCGAATCCTTGGGTCACTGGAATCGTCCCCGGGTTTGCAAACTTGACGCCAAAACCCGACCCGGACCACGGATAGGCCGCGATAAAAGGCGTGCTATCGTGCGCAACAGCTATAGCGTCCCCAGACGGCGAGAAGGCAACACCACGTCCAGCTCCGGATGGCTTCGTTCCGGGGTTACTGAACTTCGATCCGAAACCAGAAGACGACCAAGGGTATGCAGATACGAAAGGACTACTCACATGCGCTACAGCTATAGCGTCCCCAGACGGCGAGAACGCAACGCCGCAGCCTTCGTTGGGTGGCAGCGTCCCCGGGTTACTTAACTTCGCGCCAAAGCCAGACGACGACCACGGGTATGCTACAATGTAAGGTGAACCTGCCGACCCAACCGCTATGTAATGCTTCTTGGCCGCACTCGCCCCCGATAGAAGTCTCGTGCCAAGCATCACGCATCCCCCACGCGGGCACCATAGATGGTCGTTGAGACTTTCCACAGCACGATCACAGTGAAGCCGGTCGTGTTCAGCGTCGGTGCCACGCCGCCGTCCGTTTTCCAGACCACCGCCAGCGTGGACCATGTGATTGCGTAGGCCGACCCGTCGTCAATCAACAGCGTAATCGACTGTCCCGCTGCCCAGTTGGCCTGCCCCGGAGTGCGGGAAGCGCCCAGCGTCCACGTCTGGATCGAGCCGTTGTTCGGGTCTAGGTCTACTGTCGCTCCGTCAGTAATGGCAAACACTTCCTCGGTGTAGCCGTCGTTTAGGATCGCTCGTTCCAGCGTCTTGGCGCTCAGGGTCTGCGTGTCGGTCGTGCCAACAATTGCGCCAGTCGGGGACGCCGGGCCGTTCTTCAGCAGCTTGCCCGTGGTCCCGTCAAACTGCGCCAAGGCGTTCGCCGTGGCAGAGGCCGGGCCGACCACATCGCCCACGCCCGTAGCCGTGGCAAGGTTCGTAAGCTGCGATCCGTCCACGGCAGGCAACTTGGCCGACCCATCCAACTGCACCAGATTGTTCGCGGCGGTGCCAATCGACGGGCCGTTCTTCAGCAGTTTGCCCGTCGTGCCGTCGTATTGCGGAACGGCGTTGTTGGTCGCAGAAGCAGGGCCGATTACATCACCAGTGCCCGGCGCTACCGGGAGGTTGGTCAGTTGCGACCCATCCACCGCAGGCAGCTTCGATGTCGCATCAAGCTGCACCACATTCAGCGCGCCGGTGCCGACGTTCAGCGCCGCCGCAGTCCCGAGCGTGGGCTTGTCGGTCAGGTCGTCGTAGTCGCCGCTCAGGGCCACAGCCGCCAGCGTGCCGCCGTCCTTGATGATCTTGCCGGTCGTGCCATCGAACAGCGCCACGCCGTTGTTGACCGCGCTTGCAGGCCCTGCAACGTCGCCTCCGGGAAGGTTCGTCAGTTGCGAGCCATCCACGGCGGGCAACTTGGCAGAGCCGTCCAGCACAACCACCTGCCCAGCCGCCGTGCCGACGTTCAGCGCCGCAGCCGTGCCAAGCGTCGGCTTGCCGGTCAGGTCATCATAGTCGCCCGTGGTGGCAACTGTCGCCAAATCCTCGGGCTGCACACCAGTGAAGTCAGAAGCCGTCGCGGCAATCGCCACACGGGCGTTTCCGGCCAGCGTGATCGCACCGCCGCCGATGCTGGACTCGGACGGCACCCGCGTCAGCGTCGTGCCGTTGTAAATGCCGGTCCCGATCTCCCAGGCGTTACCTTCCGTGATGAGGTATCGCACTTCGTCGGTTGCCACGAGGCCGCCCGCCGCGAAGCCTTGAAACCCCGCGATAGCCGATCCAAGCGTGACGGCTCCCGTCCCCAATGTGGCCGTGCTGACCAGCACGCGGTTTGCGAGTTTGATGGTCATGGCGTCGGCTCCGTGTCAGGCTGCGTGTAGACGATGTTCGTCACCTCGAAGCGGTCCCCTGTGGCAAACGTGGTATCGACCAGTTCAATGTCGCCGCCCCCGCCGATTTCGCTGACGCTACCGGAAACCAGCAGCGTTTGTCCATCTGTCTCGATCTCGAACTTCGTGATCGTTCCGGCGTTGGTGAAGCTATCAACCAGCGTTCCGCTCAGAGAAGTCTGGCCGCCAACCGCAGGCGTGAAGGTCGCGCCGGGCGTGAAGCTGGCCTGCGCCACAACGACGTCTGCGGAAGTCAGAAACCTGATCTGTCCCCCGTCAAACAGCGCGACCGCCGCGTTCACCTTGGCGTCCCGCAGGACAGTGCTGATAACAATGCTCATGGCGCGATCACCGTGAACTCCTCGCGCTGGTTCAGCACGAAGGACAGATGGACCTCAGCGGTGTTGCCGGTGCCTAGCTGGACGAGTAGCTGATCCTCGCTCTGGAGAATCTGCTTGTCCAGATCAACCTTGATGTAGCCGTCCTCCGCAATGGCCAGCGACAGCGCGACGTAAAACTGGTTGGCGTCCTTGTCCAAGACCCAGATGGACGCGGTGGCCGCCCCTGTACTGGTGTTCGAGATCACCATGTTGGTCAGGATAGCCGCCGCCCGAACATCGCGCTGCGGGTTCGGCCCCTCTGCCGGAATTCGGTAGATCGGCACATCGTAGATCAACGTCGCGGTGTCATCCGCCGTGACTCGCACGACTTCAAACAGGTTGAGCGGCGGCCTCGGGGTTATGATGATGGTCATGGACCGCTCCCTTACGATGCGCCCGCAGGCGGTTCCTGCGTGCTTAGGACATAGGATAGCACACAATCGACGCCCGCACCGTCTGCTTTTGCCTCAAACGATTCGCCATAAGCAAGCATAAACCGCTCCAGCGGGACCGAAACCGTCTCGCCAGCCGGGACAGCGACAGATAGGATCGTGCGGGTTTCAATGATGGGCAGGGTGATGAAGCCGTCGATGCTCACATCGACGCCGTTCCACTGAACGCGCAGCTTGGTGTTCGACTCCAGAGAACTGGTCACATCAAGGCTAAAGCGGTAGGTGTCGCCGGAAATAAGCCCCGGAAAGTCTTGGCGCAGGCGGACGTTGTTCCCTTGCGGGGCCGAGTCGTCCTCCGAGTTCAGGTCCAGATACACCCGACCGTCGGTCGCAAAGGCGTCTACGAACCTTTGGTTCAGCAGGAAGATGCGACGGTTCGGCGCGGGCACGCCATCCTCGTCCGCAAACCACCCCGGCAACGTGGCGAGCGAGGAGTAACCGAACGGCTCGGGGTCCAGACCGCCCACGTCCTCAAACGACCCGTTGACCACCGCATCGTTACCGCTACCGTCCAGAAGCCGCACGTTGTCAACGCCCGTGGGCGGGTAGAACAGATCGAAGGATCGTCCGCTCGCCAGCAAGACCTCGCCGTCGGGCGAGAAGGCGACGGCCCGCACAGCCCCAAAGCCTTGCAGGTTCGGCTCGGTCGTGATCCGCACAGGCGTTCCGGTCTGAAGGTCGAACTGGAGTAGGTAGGGCAGCGCCAGCGGGTAGTAGGTGGCGCGTTCTGCCTCGGTGTGGCCTATTACCAGCGTCTCACCGTCCGCAGACCAATCCACCGCAGACAGGCTCGGCAGCGGCGGCAGCGGCGCGTGCGACGGCAGAACGGACACGCCGCTCTGCAAGTCGTAGATGGTGAACAGCACCGCCGCGTCGCTTCCCGAAAGGCAGGCGAGGTAGCGGTTGTCGAAACTCCAAGCCAACCTACGCGAGGCAACCACCGTCGTCGTATTCGCCGCGAACAAGCTATTGTCCAACTTGCTTACGGTCGTTGCGGTCGGCCAGTCTAGGACGGTGAGGCGATCCCCAGTGCTGTGCGTGATCGCCAGCCGCGCGCCCGTCGTACCCCGCGAAAAGCGCAGCCCGCGCACTTGGCCTGTCACCGTCGCGCGAATGGAGGCCGCCAGCGTCGGGGCGAGAACAGGTGCTCCAGAGTCCCAATCCCACACCACGATGGACCCCGCGCCAGTGCCCGCTAGGGCAACGACAAGGTAGCGGCCCGACGCCGCCGATGTTCCGGCAGGCCCACCCCACACAATATCGCGCGGTGCGGTTGGCACGTTGGTTGAAACGCTGGGCAATGTCACTTCGACCGGCGCCGTGATCGTATCGAAGTCGAACACACGCAAGAATGGCAGGCCCGCCAGATTGGCAAAGACATAGCTGACGGCGAGATAACGTCCGTCGGGCGACCACACGCAGCGATCTATGCCCGCAGGATCAGCCAAGACAGGCGACAGGTATATGCGCGCGAAAGCAGCGTCCCGGTCGCAAATCTCGAACTGCGACGTTCTGACAGCCGCCACATAGCGAGAGTTCGGATGCCATGCGATGTCCCGATAAATATCGTTTTCGGGCACCGGCTCGTCCGTCAGCCGCACAGGCGGAACCTGCGTCCAGTCATAGCCGAACAGCGCGGGGCCGCGCGAGGTGGTATCCCGATCCAACCGGAGCGAGTTCGTTCCCGACACCGCGACCAGATCAGCCGAGTAGGTGATCTTTCGAGACGACAGGACGCGGAAGTCCACGGTCCGCGCGCTTACGCTCGTGTTCGACACCATAAGCCGGGTTGCCACCGCAGCCGTGCCCCGCAGCCGCTGGACCGCATTCTGCCCATCCACTTCCGCGTACAAGGTCGGGCGGAGTATGGGCGAGAACGTGGTGCCAAGAGATTCCTGCGCACTCTCGAACAGGTTAACCGGCGCGCGGGGTGTGAAAACGGCGACTTCAACGGCCATGCGTCACCCCAGCGAGATGATAAGCGGCAGGGCGATATTCTGCACACCGCGCGAAAACGCCTGACCCTCGACGGTGGATCGCTCGAAGTCAACGCGCAGGTCATTCCCGAGGTAGGTATCGCCGCGCTCGGTCGAGAACGTTCCGTAGCACCGCCCTCCGTTCCATTGCAGGATCGTCGTGACCGGATCTGGCAGCACCGCCGTCCCGCGCTGCGCGAACGGCAGGGCGTTGTAGTTCACGCCCGCGCCAGAGTAGCTGAAGGCTTGGCTGGCGTATTCGACCACAGACACGAAAGCGACACGGTAGGTGGTGTCATTCGGGTCGCTGCAAGCAAGCAGAACAGCTTTCACCAGCCCGATCAGGTTGGTAATCATCGTGCGCGGCGCCGTGGCGGTCACGTAGTCTTGGATCGCCAAGTCAATCTGATCGAACGATTGCAGGAACGCGGTCAGCAGACCGGAAGCGAACACGTATTCGCCGTTCCAGTTGAACAGCCCCTTCACGAACCGCTGCGCCCCGCGATCCTGCCCGGCGCGCAAGTCCCCGATCAGTTCCTTCAGGAACGTCTCGGTGTCGCGCTGCGTGAACGCCTTCTGCTGCGTTGTGAAGGCGCCCCAGCCGGTCAGGTTGGCCGGGTAGCGCACGTTCATCAGGTTCGACACGATGGCCGCGAAGTTGGCTTGGATCAGGTCTGCCGCTGCGGAGTACACCCCCACCCCGGCCACATTGCCATCCTCAATGCGGATTGCGTTCCGGCTGCCAGACGCGGCAAAAGCGTAGTCACCGAATGTCGTGTTGGAGTTGGCCAGCGTCACCTGCCCGCCGAGGTGCGACCAGATGCCGACCCGGGACCAGTTGGTGAACACCGACACCAACTGCACAAAGCCGTTGCGCACGATGGCGTAGCCGACGCCGTTCGGGTTGATCGCAGTGAAGCTGTCCACCACGACCGACCGCAAGGGCGAGGACGGGCTGAGGACGTTGCCATCGGCGTAGAGGTTGCCGCAGCCAAGCGGGAGCAGCGGGTTTCCGGCGTCCCGATCAATCGGCAGGGCAAGCTGGTCTTGCGTCAGGCTGTGCAGGACCGAGCAGTCAGCGATGTAGGGCGAACGGATGATGACTTCGCCGGGGTTGAATGCGAAGGCGTAGCCTTTCGTGGGCGGGGCGCCGGTCTGCGTCGCGGGGGTAAACGTGTAGGGTTCGTGCGCCATGCCGGTGAAGGTAAAGCCGCGAACCTTGATGCCAGAGCGCATCAGGAACATGTTCTGCCGCTTGTCGGCATCGACGGATGCCGGGGCCGTTCCCGCCAGATCAGCAAGGATCAGCTTGGTCACGCGCAGGTCATAGCCGTACAGCGCGCAGTTGGCCGGGATCACGCTGTCGCGCGGAACCAGATATTCGCCAGGGTGGACGATGGTGATGCAGGAGCTTGGCGCGGCGGCTGCCATTTTGGTCAGCGCCGCCGAAATGGTCCGCAGCGGCTTGGATGCGCTGGTGCCAGAGTTCGCGTCGTTGCCCGTCATCGTGACGTAGAAGGTCCGTGCGACGGGGAACTCGGGGATTACGGCCTGCGGCCACTGGAAGTTCGGATCGGGAAACTGGACGTTCTCTGCATCGACGCTCATGGCCTCGTCGGCCACTGTCGCCCGCTCAGCCAAGAGCGCCTTGACCGGGCGCGACCCTAGGTTGATGATCTCGGTCTTGCCGTCGGTGCCGAAGGACTCAATGAAGGGCACAGCATAGACCGCGCCGACGGGTGCGACCAGCGTGGCCGACGGCACGCTTACCGTGGCCGTCACTTCGATCAGCCCGCTGGCCACGGTAAGGGTGTTCGTCTGCACGATGGTCGTGCTGACGGTCGTATAGGCGGTGTTCAACCAGCGGACGCCGAACCGCACGGTGTCACCCGACGGATCGACCGGGTTGACTGAGCGCCGGTAGCGCGCGAAGAACACCGCGCCTTCCTCGACGGCCACGCGGTCACGCAGCGCCACGATGCCTGCGCCCGTGACTTCCCAGACCGCGCCGTAGGTCGTGGCGTTCACGACGGCCCCGACGATGCCCTCATCGTCCCCGCGTCCGGTCAGGATGCGGGTGTATTGGTCGGGAAACTTGCCTGGGCGCTGCTGCTCTGAGGTCGTGGCAAAGCCGAGCGCCTGATTGATCGCGGCCTCAAAGGCTGCGGTGTCCGTGAACTCGTCAGGCGCGATGCCCGAGATGGGAAACTCGAATGGAGTGTTGGTCATGCGCGCCACCTCTTGCTGCGGGGATATTACACGACGGCGGGGCATACGACAACCAGCCCGTTACGGGTCGGTTGTCGCGTTGACCGAAGCGGTGTAGGCCGAAAAGAAACCGAAATCGCCCGCCGAACGCGCGAAGTAGTAGCGCGTCACGCCGTTGCCGAGGCCCGTGTGGATGTAGGTTTTCACGCCGGGGCTGGCGTCGTAGATTGACGCGAGCAAGGTCGCAGCACCGATGCTGTCGGTTTCAGACACCCAGAACTCGATGCCGCGATAGTTGCGGCTGCTTGGCGCGGTAAACGACACCGTGATCTCGTTCGCGCCGCCAGTAGCCGTGCCGCTTGTGGGTATGCCCAGATCGTATCCGTCTGGGAACCCCTGCACGCCCGTCACCTCGGAGTAGTCGGAATACCGCACGGACCCCGCCACCGGGCGCGCGACGGCGCGCACCTGCACGTCGTAGGTTAGCCCAAGGGCGACGTCGATGTAGACCGTTTCGCTTGACGCGCTCGGCGTGACCGTCGCAACAGCAACACGGACGTATGACTGACCTGTCGCGCGAATCTCGATCTCGTATTCGTCCGCGCCGGGGACGTCATCGAATGTCACACGCAGCCGCGCGGATGCTTCTGTGCTGATCCCGTCCCCGCTGGCAACCGCTAGATTGGCCGGGGCCGTGAGGCTCTGGCGCGCGGGATCGAAGGTAACGCCAAGAACCTCCTGCTCGTCCGTGGCCGGGTTCCATGCGTAGATGCTGGCGGACACCTCTTGCATCGTGACAGGGATGCGCAGCGCGATCTGCTGATCTCCGTCGTCGCGCGCCTCTGAAACCCACAGCGCGGGGTTGGCGCTCGTCACCGACCACGTTCCGTTCAGGCGTGAGAATATTGGCGGCAGGTCCATCTCGACCGTGGCCCCCGCCACCACGTCCATCGCCTCTGGCCACAGCGTGAGGCTCAGGGACCGCTGCGCGGCCAAGCGCCGGGCCGTGATCTGCTGAAGGCGCATGGCCTGCGTGGGGCTGGTGACAAAGGGCAGGCGCAACTCCAGAACCGCATCGTCCCCCACAGCCAAATCATCGGCCCCGACCACCTCAAGCGGCTCCAGTTCGGCCTCTTGCCAGTCCCGATCCGGCGCGATGTAAACGCCGCGCACGAACGGGGGCAGTTCCCGGCCCGGCTTCAGCACTTGGTAGTCAATCCCGCCGTCCTCGATGAAGTCCGTGACCGTGAGCAGGGGCGCGCGATACTCGCCCGCCGCGTAGCCGACGCGCCCGCCAATGCGGACGAGGTTTCCGCCGCCCGCCTCGACCAGCGGCGTCACCTGATCGACCAGTTCCCCATCCTTCCAGATGACGACGCCCGACGCGCGGTAGCGCGACTCGAACACGTCGTCGCCCGCGTCGATGGTTGCGTAGTGCAACAGCACCTGTTCATCGGCAACGTCGGCGGCTTCCTCAAACGACGGGAGGTGAAGCTGTGTCAGCGGATAGCGCCGGATCGGGTTTTCGCGCAAAGCGTCCAGCAGGCAGAGGGCTTGGTTCTCGCTGAAGGTCCACGTCGATGGATCGTCCGGGTCCTGATCCTCGTCGCGCGGGTCCCATACACGCGACCAGTCCATCTCGATCTCGAACTCGGGCGGTGCAGCACGCCAGCGAGGCGCGCGGCCCCCTCTCGGGCCTACGTCCAATCTGATCCAGATGACCGTGCAGCCTTGCCAGCCGTCCGTGGTCTGGAAGAACTCGGGGGCCTCGGTCGTGAACGTGGCGGGCGGGGTGGTCTGTCCACCCAGCCCGATCCAGACGCGGGGGTTGCGGAGGCTGCCCGCGCCGAACGTCGGAAAGTCCTCGATGACGTCCAGAATGGCACCGTTGCCAGAGAAGTCGTGTATGTCGCCAGACCTCGACGTGACGCGGCGCTTGTCCATGTAGATGTCGATGGTGCCACCGTGCGACGGGCGGCTGTTGAGGATCAGGCACCCGTAAAGCACCGCGCCCTTCACACGCCACGGCGCGGGGCTGCCGTAGGTCCTGTTGTGCCCGTAGACGAACCGCTTGGGCGGGCGAGACATAGGCAGTTGCAATTCGCGCTTCTGCCCGGGAGCGCCCGGCATGAGGGCCATAGCGACTACGTTCAGCAGAAGCGACGCGCCGAGACGTACAAAAAACTGCGCTACAGGTCCCAGCTTTAGGAAGGTCGACGTGGCGAGCGCAATAAGTTCGCCTGCGTCCGCCGTGGTCGGCCAAAACAGTGCCGCGCAGAGCAGCAGGCTAAAGCGCAGCATGGTAGAGAACCTCCGAGTAGGGCACTGTCGTCATACCATGCGCGGTCTTGCCGATCCATGCGCAAGGCGCGGCGCAGATCAGCAGCGATTCGTTCGTCGCCCCAATGGCCCCCGGCACGGCCACGCCTTCGCGCAAGCCCAGCTTGCGCCCCAAGGCTTGAGCCATCGGAACGAATCCTCCGAACGACGCGATGATCCGCAGAGCGCCTTGCCGCGATGCGTAGCGCCCGCGCAGGTCGTGCATCGGATCGACGCCGTGCAAGCGCAGGAACACGTCGCAGGCCCCCGTGCAGCAGTCCGACTTCCCCCACTCAAAGGGTTCGGCCATAACGTCCAGCGCGATTGCGGTCACTCGGGCCATGTCAGCTTGTCTCGCTCTGCTTCGGCGTTGATGGTCAGTCGCCCGGCAGTGTCGCTCGGAAACCGACGGCTCTGGTCCTCGTAGGTGTGGTAGACCTCGGCAAACGACCGCTGGCTCGGGCCGTTGGCCACCGTCAGCACCACGTCCCGGCGCAGAACACCGTCGTCCACGGTCACGATCTCGCGCATGGCGTCCATGTAACCCACGAACATCTCGAAGGGTTCGCCAATCAGGACGTTGCCTGCGCGCTCGCTAACGATACCGCAGTAGATGCGCGCTTCGCGGTTGCGGATCGGATCGTTCAGGTATTGGTCGAGTTCGTCCGGGGCACCGATAAGCCGCACTTCGGCAGGCTGCGCCGCAAGACCCAAGTCTTCCTCGGGCATCTGCAACGCGCCGAACTGCCCGACACCGCGCCATGTCTGGCTGTCCCACGTCAGCGGTCCGATGTTCGAGTGCGCGTAGACAGGCACGACGGGCCAGTCCAGATACAACATGATGACCGGGTTCAGGACCGGCTTGACCAGTTGCGCCAGCGTGGCCGGGTCGAGGTTGCGTTTCAGGGCGCCCACGGGTTCACCTCCTGAAATCCGCCAACTTCGTCCGCGAACACCTCACGGAACTGCCAGTCGTAAGACCATGCGCCGATACTTGGCTGCACCGCGCGAGGATACGATACGGGTCGAAATACTCCGGTCGCACGCGCCCCGAAGATCAGATAGACTTGGGTGTAGTCGGCCACAGATTCAAACACCGCCACCCGCGCCCGGCCCATATCGTCCGACTCCGCAGGCCGCGTCACTTGCACTGTAGTCCCGTTGTTGGCCGCGCCGTGATACCACGTCAGGGTTTCCTCGCTAGGCGGATCGGTAAGCCATGTGAACGGGTTGTCGTTGGTTTCCCACGTCAGTTCGCCGGTTTGCGTTGTGCCACCCGGCAGGAACAGCGTGATGAAGTCTCCAGGGCGGCACACCGTGCAGCTCGGCGGCAGGCCGCTGACCTCGACGTAAGTCTGCCCTTGGTAAGTATAGACATTGCCGCGCAGCAGGGTGCGCTGCGGGCGGTTAATGTGCCACGCCACGGGGTAGGAGTAGAGCCGCACCAGATGCACGCCTTCAAGATAGCGTTTGAGCATCTCCATATATCCGCCGTCTTGATGGCTCATGCCAAGCCCGGGCACGGATATAGTGGCCAGCCTGCGCTTACGCTGGAACGCGCTGACCCGTTCGGCACCCGTCACCATGGATCGGCTGACCTGCACCGGGGCAAACTCGGTCCACTCGGAACCGACTGCGCTTACCGGCGGCCATGCTATCACGCGGGCGGTCATCGCAGTTTCCTTTCCTCGTTCGTGGCGTAGACGGCTTGCACGGACTGTCGCACCAGCGTCGGGGCCTGTTGCCGCACGCGGCGGTCTGCGATGCGCTCAACTTGGGCTTGCCAGTTGCCATCCTGATCGACAAAGACGCGAACATCAACAGGCGCGGCTTGTTGGGACTGTGCTGCAACGCCTAGCCTGCCATCGCGGCCCCTACGCAGCGGCATGATCGCTTCCGGCCCTGCCTCTCCCATAAGGCCGGTTCTGCCGCCTCGCATGGGGAATACAGTCGGCCCTCCGATTACGCCGCCGTTAGCGAACGGCACGAGCGATCCGCCTTGAAACACGTTGCCGTTGGCGCTGGGGATAAGCGCGTTAACCGCGTCTCCAATAGCGCCCAAGAGGCCACCACCCGCAGACTTGAACAGTTGCGTAAAGGCCGCGTTGGCGAGCATGGAAGCAAGGTTTGACAGCACGTTTGACAGCGCGCTGCGGAATGCATCTGCGCCTTTCGTGGCGGCAATGAACAGGTCGCCGAACGTGCTGCCCAGCCTTGTGGCCAAGTCATCAAGTTCCTTGACTTCCTCTTTGGCCTTTTCTGCCGCAGACTTTCCGGCACCGCCCATTGCGCCCATAGCCGCGCCGGTTGCTGCGGCGGAAACCCCGACCTCATCAACAGCGACTTTCGTTTCCTTGAATACGTCTTTCAGCCGCGAAACGGCCTCACGCGCGGGAGCAAACGCTTCGGTGATTGTTGCAGCAGCCCGATCAAACGATCCGCTTGCCTCGCTATTGGCTTCAGCGGCCGCTTTGCTCAGCACACCGGACGCGGCGCTAGCAGCCTCGGCCACACCCATCAGATTGCCGCCTAACCCTTCCATTCCGGGAACTTGATTTAACCCGTTTGCAATCGTCCAGACGAAATCATGAAACTTGGTCGCCATGCTGGACAGCGCGTCCAGAAATCCCGCCTTCATGCTCGCCCAAACGCCGTTGAGCGCGGGCGGTATTGCGCTGGCAGAATCAATCATCCCGCGCCAGACAGCGCCCGCTACGTCGCCCAGCAGGCTCATGGCATTGCCGAACCCGCCCGCCGCCGTCACCAGCTTCAAGAACTCCCCGATCAGGAGGCCAGCGGCGACGATCAGCGCGCCAACGCCCGTTGCGATCAGCGCCCCCCTGAGCGTCACCATCGCTGCGACCCAAGCATAGGTAGAAGCGACAGCAGCATAGATTGCCGGGGCAAACTGAATAAGCGCCGCAGCACCAGCCGCGATGATCATACCTGTCACGGTTTCGACGTTATCCGAAAGAAACGCAATGCCCTCGGACACCGCCAATATGGCGGTTGCAAGCCCGGCGCTTATTCCAATGGTGGAATCGAATTGCGCTGCGGCCAAGGAAACTGAGTTATTTAAGACGCTCATGGCCTGCGCGACAGTCGGAACCGTGCGCCCAAAAGCCGCCTCAATCGCGGATGATTGCGACAGGATTGCTTGGAAGAATTCTTGGCTTGATACCTTTCCTTCCACAACCAACTGCCGCAGCCTCCCAACCGAACCGCCTGCCGCATCAATCCCGCGCGCAGCTGCTTGGGCGATAGGAAAGGCGCCTTCAAGGATGCTGTTAAATTCCTCCGCGCGAACCGTGCCGCCAGCCATTGCCTGCGACAGTTGCAACAGCGCGCCAGACGCTTGCTCGGGGCTAGTGCCTGCTGCGGCGAGGGCTTGGCCGATGGATTTTGTGAACGCCTCAACGTCGCTGTTAGACGCGCCCAGTTCGCCAGCCGCCACACTGACCCGGCGATACAGCTCTGCCGTAGATGCCAGCGGCGCGCGTGTGCTGTTGGCGATCCGCGCGACGGCATCAAGTGATGCCGCCGCCTGCGATGCCGTCTGCCCCATGCCCAGAAAGCTGTTGGTTATTGACTGCACCTCAGCCGCGCCGCGCGCGATTGCGCCGATGCTGAAAATGGCAGCAACAGAACCGGCAACCGTTCCTGCTATCCCGGCAAGCCTGCGCAGATTTGCAGACAGGGCATTCGATGACTTGGCAGTGTTGTCTGCGCCTCTGGCAGCGTTGTCGGATGACTTCTTAAAGTCCTCAAGCCGATCAGTTGCCACGACAACGCCGTCAGACCGAACCGAAAGCCCAAGTGCCGCAAGGTCAATCATCGCTTAGCCCTCATGCCAGACCGGAACGCATCCCGGGCAGGGTTGTCACTTTCCGGCTCTCCGCCTTCATCATGCGTCAGATATACACGATCCATAGCGCGAATAACACGCCGGAAAACGCGGGCCTCATTCAAAGGCCACCCCGTCACATGACGGTCAATTGAAGCAGCGGGAACGGGGCCTAGGCCAAAGCCGTTAATTCGGTCAGTAGACAAATCAAAGAACGCTTCCCACCAGTCCTCATACCCGGGCAGGATCGCGGGCGGGATGAACTCATCGGGAATGGGCATCCCCCGCGCCTCAAGCCGCGCAACGATGGAATGCGCGGCCCCGTTGTTCAGCGTCCATCTCAGGACGCTTGCGAGTTTCCCACGATGTCATCCTCAGCCGCGACTGTCGTCTGCTCCAAGTCAATGATCGCGTTAACAATCGCCGCTGCAATCTTGCGCGCCCGGGGTTCGTTCATGATCCCCTCAAGCGTCTCCTTGGAAAAGGCCAATGGCTTCCCAGCCGATGCAAGGCCGCGCCAGTCAAGAACGCACTCGCGCGCAATCGTGACCTTCAAGATGCGGTCTTCAGCGTCATCGGAAAGCTGACCGTTGGAAAGCCGATCAGACTTCGGCGCCACACGACGCAAATGGCTTCGCAATTTCTTTGCCCCGTGCGCAGTCAGGCCGCGCGCAAGGATAGCAACGCCGGGAAAATCTGCCCCCAACTCCTGCCAGCGGCCTTCTTCAATCGCGGCAACGTCCAGATATGCGCTCTCAAGTTCAAACATGGCTCATTCCTTTGGTTCTGGTTCAAATGGGCGGGCCGGTGAACCACTCCGAACCCGCCCCACCTGCGCAGGTGTCTCAGACTTCGATATGGCGGCAGATCGGCTGGATCGGGAAGTTGATCAGCCGCGTGGCCGAGGCGTCCCCGCCAGTCTTGTTGCCAAGCATCGCCAAGCCATAGAACAGGTCAGTTTCGCCAGGCGTCTGCGCCCGTGCGATGTGCGTGCCGGTGCCCGCCGTGAGCGTGTCAATCGCGCCGCCGCCGATGGTTGCCTCGACGTTGAAGCTATTGGTAGCAGCCCCCACAACGAAATAGGTCACGCCCGGCACCAGAGGCGACGGCAGCGATCCGGTCGTGCTGAACGTGACTGGCGTTCCGTTAACCAGTCCATGCGCGTTCCAAGTGACAACGCCGGGCGTTGCCGAGCTGATAGTCACGGTGCTTTCCGCGCCGCAGGCTGCATCCCATTCGATCTTGAAGGCGTAGGGCTTGCACGAAATCTGCGCCAGCTTGAACGCTATCTGCCCGGCATCGGTAGCATCCGGCACAAACACGTTTTCCATGATGGGAAAGCTGATCACGCCCTTGGCATAGAGGGTCGTGTTCTGGTCGATCAGCGTTTGCGTGATCGCCTCTTGCTCAGCGCCGATATCCCCGGTCTGGGTCCACTTGCTGATTGGCACCCACACCTGACCGCTAAAGTCGGACAGTTGCACAACCGATTTGTATGCAACCCGACCGCCGATATACAGCCTGCTGCCCGCCACTTTTGTCAAAGCCATCATTGGCCTCCTTTGCTACCGGGCGGAACAGCGCCACGGGATTAGAACCGGGGTTCTGAAATAGCCGTCGTCCCGATAGCCTCGTTCGACCCTCGGAACGGCCAAGCCATTCCCCCATTTGATGCACACCGACTGAAACCGCATCGAGCTATCTGGCCGAAAGAACGGCAGAAGCGCGGCGGCCTTCTCGATATACCACTCCTGAGCATACCCCAAAGGGGCTACATACGCTAGAGACACGATACCAGTGCGATCTAGATCCCCATCGCTGTCGATCATAACGCGGATCGACGTGGCAACGTCTCCAACGGCGATGAATGGTAGCAAGCCGGAAGATGTGGCGGGCGGGCTGAATGCCTCACTTGGCCATGCGACATGCAAAGCGCCAGCCGCCTCGGTGACGCGGGCCTTGATCGCCATCCAGATCATCGTGTCGGTTTCAGGCACCCCGAACATCCCTCACGGCTTGATCGACCAGTTGCGGCCACATATTGACAGCCCGCTCAACGAAGTTGGCGCCGGTCTGGTTATATACCCTGCCTAGCGCGTCCGCGCCGACAAAGCCGTAGTTCTGCCGCCGCGCATAGTTGGCTTGATACCCGAAATAGACTGTATCGCCAAGGATTGCTTGCGCCACGGTTGCCCCGACGTCTGACCCGGCGAAGCTTGCGGCATCTGACACGTTCACAGAAGTGCCGATCTGCGCCAAGAGTGATCGGACCATGTTGCCGGTGACTTTCGGCGCGGTCCCGCCGTCATCTCGCGTGCGAGCAAGCTCACGGCCTAGCAGGACGCATGCCTGTTGGAACACCCTCAGCAGGTTGTCCTGTTGCTCTTGCGACCATTCGGCGGGGTTTATGCCTTGCCAGCCCGTCACTCCGGCGGCCTCCAATCCGGCAACACAAAGAACTCGGTGTTGCACCCGCACAGGATCACCTCGGACGCCGGGCCGTCGGGATCATGCGCCATCTGCAAGGTCGCGCCGTTGCTGAAGATGAAAGGCGTATCCCGGCCCCGAACAATCGTGCCCGACATGGCGACGTGATGCGGGCGCTGCTCCTTTACCCCACCGCCGTGAACCCAGCGCTTCCCGATAGCCTCTGGCGGCACGTTGACTTGGTCCCAAGCCTGCCGCCTAGCAGACATGACCGACTGCGCAGTCTCGACCCGCGCCACCGTCTCGCCCCGTTCCTTCAACAGCCGGTTGCCATACTGCGTGACGATGCGCTCCTGCGACTTGGCAGGCACAGCCTCGCCCTTGCGATACGCCGCAAGGATCGCCTTTTCACTGGCCGGGTTCACCTTGTATCGCATCTTGAGCGTGCCATCCCGGCCCTCGATCACAAGCGACCGCACGCCTTCGGGCGTCTTGATCCCGTTGCGGACCTTTTCCAGCCGCTCAGCCCTCGGCACGTCTAGCCCCAAGACACCGCCCTGCCGCGTGCCATTGATCACCCGCCCGGCGATGTCGGTCGCAATCGTCTGCGGGCCTTCGCCGCGCTGATAGCCCGCCAGGATCGTATCCCGCACAGTCTGGATTTGCTCTTGCACGATGTTCGTGATGCGCGTGCCGACCTCGGATGCAATCCACCGCTCAGCGCCGGGGTTGCGCATGTCAAAGCGGATCGCGGTTTGCACGATGCCCGGCAAAGTGATCGACGCAACCGTAGCCGCGCCAGCCGCTTCAAACATTCCCGTCTTGACCGCTGCGTATCGCTGGAAGGCGGCAGGCTCGATGTTCAAGGCCAGCACCGCCGCTTCGATGTTCCCCGCCTGCAAGGCTGCAATCAGCGCGCGGAAGTCCACGCCTTCGCGAAGGTCAGCAACCGCCGCCTCAAACGCCTTGCGCAGATCAGGCTCTAGCCGCCTGATCAGATCGTAGAACAGCCTCGTGTCGCGTCCAGGCCGGGCCATTACATCACATAGGTCATCGCGCGCAGATACATGCCCAGCGCCGTGATGCTTGCCGTGCTGGTGGTGTTGCGCACCCACAGCTCGATATAATCGCCGGGCGCCTGCACAAAGTCGGCAAAGCCCACAACCTCGACAACCCCGCCGCTAGGCCCGAACCGGACAGGCTGCGCTGTTTCCGCCATCACCGTGCCGTTTTTGGCCAATGCGATTTCGTAAGTTGTCTGACTGCCATTTTGAAGGCTCACTGCGCCGTCAATGACCATACGAGATGGGATAGGGCAATCGCATTGCAGCCGCCCATTCTGCGGCATGGAGAACGTGAACGCATCGGGGCCAAGCGTCGTCACGCCTGCCATCTTCACCCATTCGCCCTGCGTCGTGATTGCTGTTTCAACCGCCGTCGTGATCGAGATGCGGCCAAAGCCCGGGCGGAGCGACAATATCAGGTCCTGCACCCGGTCTGGCGTTATGCTGTTGTCAGGCTGCCCCGGCGCGAACATGTCATAGAGTTGCTGGATCGTGCGTTTAGTCGGCATCAGCCAAACTCCTCCGAGAACTCCAATGACCACGGGCCAGACGGAAGAACCGCAACCGCCCCGCCCCGCACAACGAACTTGATTGCCGATACCGTGCCAGCGCCGGGGATGTTCTTGACCGAGATAATGGTCACTGGCGCCCCGTCAATCGACAGAAGATCACCTGGCCGGTAGCCCATGACCGGAACCGCCGCAATGACCATCTTGTCGGTCGCCAGCACAACGCCATTCTCAGGCTCTTGCGCGGGCAGCCCGACAAGCTCTTGTGATACGCCGAACGCCTGCGCCTTCAACGCCTCAGTCGTGGTCGTGATCGTCGGGTCTTCCCAGCTATTGACCGCAGGCGTGATCGACTTGCGAATAAGCGTGATCGTGCCCGCGCCGAACTTGGCAGGATCTAGCAGCCTGTTAGCCGTAGCGCGGGCGCGGTCATAGATGGTCATACCCAGCCCGTCAGCCCGACAGCCGTGGTGCCGGTCGCCCGGATGCGTTTTGCCAGCAGCTGATACGTCCCCACCGGCAAGGTGCCGGTCGTGTAGGTCACGCCATCCCATCCGATGAAGGAAACCGTGCCAGCCGTCGTGCCGATTGTGATCGCGCGGATATGCGTTGCAAGGTCGGTCGTGTCGCTTGCAGTGATAGCAAAGGCCCCAAGCGCGGGGCTGTCAATGGTTGCGCTGGATGCGCTAAATGGCTGTGTCATGTCCCGATTGCCCTTATGCCCAGAACCGATTTCAGACTGCACAGGAACGGCGAAACCATCCCGTCAATCTCCGTGTCGATGGTGCCGACAGCCTCGCCCGGTTTGAGCGGGCCGTTGTCGAAGAACGATTGCTCGATCACGTCCACCTTCTCGCGCTGCACCCGGCCTTCGCCGCTGATCGACTGCGAAAGGCTGCCGGATGTGGCGATAAGGTAACCAGCCCTGTAGGACGCCTGAACCCATGCCAGAGGCGTTACATCTGACGGCACGTTAGGATGCCCGGCGCGCGGCCATGCACGCTCCTGCGTCGGCCCATTGCTTCGGTAACTGCATGTCAGGCGCTGGCCATAGGTGGCGTCCACATATGCGCTGCCACGATTGCGCAGAACCGCAGGCGCAGGCGATCCGACGGGCAGGCTCAAGCCATTATCGGCGAGCCATGTTGCGAACCCTGCGTCATCGCCATATCCAGCCATGATCAGGCTTCCTTGCGCGGGCGCCCACGGCGCGGGGCTTCTGGGTTGATCACAGGCACCGATTCCGGTGCAGGATCATCAGATACAATCTCATATTTCCCAGCCCAACCGGCAGGGACTTTCCCATTTACGACAAACTCAGCACCGATATTGATCGGACCCGCCCCGAACAAGCCGTCTTTTGTGATGCGGATTTTCATGGGGGGTTCCTTTCATGGGGAAAGGACGGGCCATTACAGCCCGCCCTATACAGATCAGGCGTTCACAACCACGCTGTAGAACACGCCCGACTTGTTGTTGTAATCGCCGCGAATGTCGATGCCCATCGCGCCCATCACCAAGAAGTTGTAGTCGTCCACCGGGTTCGTGCGGACCATAGCAGTCGTGTTGACCGCCATGCCGATCAGCGGGCGGATCACCTGCGGGTCAGGCACAAAGCCGAAGAACTGGTTGCCGGTCAGATGGTTCGTGACGGCCACCTTGTTGATCCGGCGGTTGGCCTCAACCCAATTCAGCAGGGTGCCCTGCTTGAAGCCTGCCGCGCCGGAATACTGCCGATCCCAATTCCGCGCAATGTCACGCGAGATGTAGAGATTGACAGGCGCGGTGACTTCATTGGCGTCCAGCAACGCGCCCAGCGGCCCGTTGATGAATGCAATGACCGCATCCGAAGTCGTTGCCGTCGCCGACAGGTCGATGTTCGCGCCACCAACCGCAGTGCCCAAGTTGATCGACTTGGACAGCGGATGAGTGCGGATGCCAAAGCCCGCAGTCCCGTTGAATACAAGGTTGGTATCCCCGTCGAGGGCATACTGCGCCATGTTTTTCCGCAGGTTGTGGACGTGGTTTTCCTGATCGTCCATGATCGCGTCAAAGCCTTCGCTTTGCAGCGAGTTCCACTCACGCCACGACCGGCCATAGGACGTATTGAAGATCGGGACAATGGCCGAACGGTAGTCGTATTCGGTCTTGCCCATCACGTCCGGCACCTGCCCCGACATGGACCGGCGAACGGTGCCAGCATCCGACGAAACCCGATAGTCGAACCGGATTTTGCCGATGTTGACGGCGCGCGCCAGAGGCATCAGGTCAGCCATATAGGCGTCACCATCATCGCCACGCATCAGCGTCTTGGTGATAGTGTCCATCTCCAGCCATGCATCGCGCGGCAGGACGGCAGCTTGGTTGACGCGCAAGCCAATGGCCTGCGACATCAGCGGCGCGAGGGCCTCTTCGGCGTTGTGGAACGCCTCGCGCTGCGCTTGCACTTGGTTCCACATCACCGCGTGTGGGCGGCTGTTGGCAACCAATGCCTCATCAAAGTAACGCATCTAGGTTGCCCTCCTTACGATGCAGCGGAAAGATAGCTTGCCGAACCGGCGGGCCGGATGCGGATCAGCTGCGATGCGCCGGTGTCATTGTTATACACCTCGTCGCTGTAGGCCACGACCAGATCGGAAGTGCTGGCAATCGCCAGAGTGCCGTTGGCCGCAGGGGTCAGCGCGGTGCCGACTGCCGTGATGTTCACGCCGGTGGCGATGCGCGCGGCATAGATGCAGTCTTCCTGCAATTCCAAGCCAAGCACGATGTCACCGCGAACGACAGGCGGACCAGCCGCATACGCCGCATAGGTCTGGTCAACCGCCTTCTGCGACAGGTAGTTTTCCTGCGCCAGCCATACCTTGCCAACGGTGGTTGCACCGGCCAGAACGAATCGACCAGTGGACAGAACCACCAAGCATCCGGGAGTGATCACCGCCCCGGCTTCGGCCTCGAACACCTGCGGATCATTTTTCCGCGCGGGGCCAAGGTGGATTTTCGAGTAGCGACCCATGGATCAATCCCCTTTCGGCAGCTTGTAGCCTGCGCCCTTCGCAGGGGCCGCAAGCGCATTGTGCAGACCGGCTGCGACGCCGGGTTCAGCTTTCTTGGCCAGCGCGCGGGCCGCGTTCAGCGTCAGTTCCCCCGCAGCGTCAGCATCCATCAAGTTTGCCTTGACGATCTTGTCAACCAAACCGACGCGCTCGGTTTCTTCCGCCGCACGTTGGTTTGCCACAATCGCGGTCTGCGCATCGGTCAGGGATTGGATACCCGTAAGAGCGTTCGCAACCGCCGCCGCCAGGCTGTCAACCTTGGCGGAAAGCGCGTCAAGCTGCTTGTCGTCAGCCATTGTCGTTTCCTTTCTTTCAGACAGCCCAAGGGCTTCCATGATTGCGGATTTCGTCCGCTCCAGCACGCCGACTTTCTCGCGGCGCTCAAGCGCGCGGACTACTTCACCCACCGCCCAATCCAATGCCTCGTCTGCGCTTTCCGACAACGATGAATTGATCACCGTAACCGTCTCACCGCTTGGGGTCTTTGCATTTACCATCATACCTACGCCCTGTTCAGGCGTTGCCGCGCCATCCTCGCCGATCAGGATCGCGTCATGGTCAAATACGATATCGGATGCCATCATATCCGCGTCTGCATCGTTTTGCGCAGGGGTCATGACGGCATAAAGGCCGGTCGATGTGTGGATCGGCTGGCCCTTTTCAATAGCTTCCAGCACAGCCTTGCCACCGACAAGCTGCGAGGCGAACTCCACGTCGATCACCTTGTCGAGATAGACGCGGCCATTCTCACGACGCGCGTTCTCGTTCCAAGCCCCGACGAAACCGCGAACGATGCCACGCGGGTCAGATGCCGACACGAACATGCCTTCAATCGACGGATGCCCCAGCGGGGCAGGAGTGTTGTTCAAGCTGCGATATGACTTCTCGATTTCCGCGCCGGGATAACGAACCCGGTTCATCACGATGTCATCGGGAAGGGTCGCGGAAGGCACAATGATTACATCGCGGCCATTGCGCCGCTCGCGGCGGATAAGAGCCGAATTGACAGCCGACTTGACGTTGACGCGCGTTTGTTTGGCCATCATCTGCCCCAAATTTTCCGGCAACATATCATTCGTTGGCGGTTGTGTCTAGGACGGGCATATAGCCCGCCGCTTCCCGGATTTCATCCGACGTGAATGCCGGTTCATCGCCGGGCTGCGTCTTGGTGTTGATGTCTGCCATCAGCCCCGCACGCGTGATTTTGTCCGATGCAGTCGCTTCGGTCAGGTCAGACCATTCCACATGCCAATCCGCTTCGGGAATGATGCTCCACGATTGCAGGCGGCCCATGAACTCCATGATGATCGGCACGATCCGGTTCACGCGGCGGCTGTTGCAGGTCTTTGCCCATTCCCGGCTATCCTCGGTCGATGCGCGTTCCCCGGTCTGATTTCCGATCAGGATTTTAATCGGCATCTGAATTGACGCGGCAAAGCACGACACAGGGGCGTTGAAGAATTGCTCAGGCAGCGGCAGGCTGATTACCATCGGCTTGGCAGTCAGTCCACCCAGCAACAGACCCTTGTCAAACCCCTGTTGGAAGCTGTCGATCTGATCGTTGATTGCATCGGAAAGGTCGGCAAGCCCGATGCCCATGCCCTCGGCCACGGATGCAGGCGTCACGCCTTCGGGCGCTTCGATCACCGGCGCGCCACGGCTGGATTTCCAGAACCCTTCGCCACCAGCGCCTTTGACCTTCTCAGCGTCGATCAGGTCGTTATATCCCGGCTCAAGGATTGACCGACCGTTGACCGATCCGTCATCGGAAAAGATCAGCACCCGGTCGGGATGGACGGAGAACGAACGCGGCTGCGTGCTTTCGTCAACCGCCGCCTCGCTGAACAGATACATCGTCGGCTTGCCGTAGTTTTCCGAAATCGGGTTCGTGTCCCATGTCGCAACGGTCAGTTGGCTTTCCCATGCGGGGATAACCTCGGCGATGCCGTCCAGACCACCGGGAACGATATCAACCGGCTGGTCGAATGTCTTGCTGTCGCGCAGGCGCAGGATCAGGCCAGCATACTTGCCGACCATTGACCGCTTGTCGGTTTCGGCCATCATCTGCCACAGGCGCAGCTTGGCGAAACGCCGCCGAATGTCTTCCTCTGACTGGCTTTCGGCGGGCTGTTTGGCTTCCCATACGAACGGGAAGCTTTCCCAAGTCTTTGCAGCCGTCTTGTCAACCGCAGCCGCTGCAAGCCCGTTCCGAGTATACATACGGTAGAAGTTGGGGAATTGCAGATGATCCGGCCATCCGAAGTCGCGGTAATGGTCGTGCTTAGCGTTGGTCGAGAAAAACCCCGGAAACATGCGGCCAAGCGTTCGGTTGATCATGGTCATCTGTTCGCCCTTGTCAGCATCCAGCCGGTCGGTTTTTCCTGACGCCTCACAAGAGGCGCGACGGCATAACGCACGGCGTCCCATCCGTGGTTATGAGCATCAACGATCTTGGTGGTCGGATCGCCAGCATCATTGACCTTGTATGAGTAAAGCCGCGCCTCGCGCTGCATGTTAGCACATTCCGGGTGGATTACAATTCGCGCATGACTTCGCAGAAAAGAGATGCCATCCTCGACGCTACCGGGCCACTTATCAACCGCTTCAGCGCGCGGCAAGCCGTGTCGCTTAAGGTGCGAGATGCTTTCAGGCCGGGCGTTGTCCCATCGGCTTACTTGCCGTTCAAAGCCTGGCATCGCGCTCTTAACTGCCGCCGACGTGTCATCCAGTTCCAGCCCCGTGCGGAACATCTCGCGGCGAACGTAGATATCTGGCGCGCGGATCCAGACTTCAACTGCGGCTGTCGGGTCTTGTGAAAAGCCAAAGTCGCCTCCGTAGTAAGGTCCATCCCATCCCTGCCCCGGCTCGAATGCCTCGACATGCACCTTGCCGTAAAAGACTTGGGAATGGCTGTTTTGCAGATATGCGCCTTGCCAAACATGGGCGTAGGTTGATGGGTCAAGGCGCTGCTGTTCCCGCTGGCGCAAGGTTTCCAGACCGGCGGGGAAGAACGGGTTTGCGTCATAGTTGATCTGGGAGATGATCGCGTTGGCCGGAGGGGACTTGCGAAACCGCTTGTCCACCGGGCTGTTTTCTTCGCGCGGATTCCAGATCGCCCAGAGTTCCGATTTGGGCTGGCGAAAAATCGTGGCCTCAAGCGCAAGCCATGAGTTTTCGGGGATATCCTCAGCTTCTTCAACGATGGTCAGGTCGATCTTGGCAAGAGACTTGATGGATTGCTCGTTTCGGCGAAGGCCGCGAAAGATGAATTCGGTTCCGTTCTTGCCGCGAATGTAATCGGTTCCGACGTCGTAATGGTCTTGAAGCCATTGGTGCGATCCTATGGCGGCTTTGATTTCGGCAAACATGCTTTCACGGATGCTGGCCTGAAACTCGCGTGTGCAAAGGATGCGCAGCGGTTCGGCATAGCCCCATACTGCGGCCATGAGTGCTGCGGTGTATGACTTGCCCGAACCTCGGCCACCGAAGATAGCCCTGTATTGCACCGCGCCTCTGGGCTTGGAGAATACGGGGATCAGCCGCTTCGGGAGCTTAAGCCTTGCCGTCGTCATCTGCGGCTTCGATCACGATCCGCGTCGGTGACATGCTGCCGTCGCTGGACGTGTGATCAACCTTTGACTTGGCCGGGGCTTCAAGGCCAAACAATGCGACCTTGCCCTTTACTGCTGCAACCGCCGCGCTGGCGTTAGCAACGCCTTCTGACATGGCCAGTTTCCGCGCTGCCTCGTATTCCTCGAATGCGTCCTTAACGGTGAACAGGCACAACTCTGCCGCCTGCTTTTGCAATTCTGCAACCCTTAGCAACACCTTGGGGTCACTCATCAGGCGCGAAGCTGCGACCCATATGCTTGCGTTCTGAGTTTCGGCCCTGACATTGTAGGACCGGCGGTATGCCTCTGCGGCGTTTCCAGTTTCCACATATGCCATTGCAAAGGCTTCCTGCTTTGGCGTTAAGGGCTTGTCTTTCATCTCGGTCCTGTGTGGTTGCCGGGCCTTGGCGTGTGGATAAAGCGCCTTGCCCGGCTTGCGGGGTTTGGGCCTATGCAGTCCCGGCACTGTCCGCATGACCGCCATCTGCCCGATGGTCAGGGATTGTATCAAATTTTGCGTCCTGTGTCACGCTTTGGGCGGCGTCAAAGCCTGCACGCCATGCAGCGCGGGTGCCCGGGTCAGGTCGCGGATGTTCTTTCCCGTGGCGACCGGCATCCCACGCCGCGCGCAGTTTAGGCCAGTCTGTTCCCTCTGGGGTTATCCACGGGAATGCCAGAGCCATCCATCTGGCGAAGGGGTCTGCAATCATTTGTTTCTCCGATCATGGTTGCGCAGTCACTTGGCGAGTTAGGTCGCCTAGACC